GATAAGTGAAACACAATCTCAAAGTCGTGATTACGTGACTGCATATGAAACAATCGAGGAGCTATTAAATCTTCACGGAATCGCCCATACGACTTGTCAGGGAATTCAGGGGAGGGAATATATGATTCACGTCTTTATCGAAGATGAAAGATTCGTATTCACTTTCACGTATTAACCTCCACGCGGCGCACATGCGAAACGCGCGTGCGCCGCGATGGGTGTTAACCACGACGAAATGAGGTAAAATGAAACTTAGCAGAAAGCAGTGTGCAAAAACTATAGCTAGAAATGTTTATGAGCGCCACAATGAGGAACATTATATCTATTCGGCGTTCATCACCGATAAGCTAGTCGGTATGTACGAACTACTTAGCGATAACGGTATCGAAATGGCATATTCAATGTTATACGATATCATAACTGTAACGTTCCGCGAGTGCGATAAAATCCATAAGTACGAATTCACTATCGAGGAGGTGCGATAATGCAATACACGTCTTATTTCGAAGATGGTGATTAACCTCCACGCGGCGCACATGCGAAAACGCGTGCGCGTCGCGATGGGTGTTAACCGAAAGAAAGCGAGGACGCCATGGAGCGCATCATCACAAGAACGGGCGATTATCTATACACGAAAGATGATTTGATCGACTTTTTAGTAGCGGCGGGAATCGACCGATACGATTGCGATGCGATAGGCGCGATATTCAACAGCGAAGAGAATATCCAAGCCGCGAAAGAGGAGATAGACAGCGATTTGCGGTGCTATGAAGCATCTCTGGAGCATAACCGAAATATCGCCGAAGAGATTATTTGGGCTATCGAGGAGAAGCTTAAGATGCAGCGCATCACGGGAGCACGCGAGTTTCTTAAGGATATTTCCGAGAAGCTTGAGGATATATACTAGGAGGGAACCATGAAGCGAGAAAGACTTTACGAATGCCTGTTCCATTGCGGGGAGCAGCCGAAGCAGGAAATTTGTTTCTGGTCTTGCCACCGAAAAGGTTCTAAGGCAAACACGGAGGGCGCCTTGCGGACGATTCGGAGGAAATACGGCGTTCGCACGCGCCAATCAGCCGTCATCGATGATATATGGAGGGTGTGATGATAATGATTACTAAAGAAGATATGCGAATCGCAGCCGACGCGCTGGATTTGCCCGCACTTGCCCGTATCGTGCGGGAAGCGACTTTCATAGGCTTCTTGCGGCTTGCGTCATGGTTCGCCGTCGGGGTTCTGATTCTCGCATGGTTGCTAGGTTTGTGAAGACTTTATGAAACGTGTTATCACCGTTAATATCAATATTAACGTGATATAATAAGTGTATTGGGTGTAACCGACAGTAAGGAGGTTCATATGGCGAACAACATCACCCGAACCATGAACGTCTACAAAATTCAGGCGTTCGATATCGCCGAAGACGGCGGACGAATGGGAGTAGAGGTAATCGCGCAGTGCGAATGCGTCGATGCGAGCCTGACGAAGAGCAAGGCGCGTGCGGCTCTCGCCAACGCGGCGGGCAATCCTATGCCGCGAGGCTGCACCGTCAAATGGGACGTGGTGGGCAGAATCACGTATGCTATGCCGCTCGAGGACTTCATAGCCGCAGCGACCGTGCTCGAGACCGAATAGACGTTGATAACCGTAGAGAAAGGGAACGAAAATGTCCGAAGAAATCATCGCAATCTCCGCAGCCGACGTAGCAGACGGAATCCGAACATACGACGTGCGAGAGCTGGAAGGCACCAAGCTCGCCGCGTTCTGCTCCGTCAAGGCGGAGACTATGGCGGAGAAAGCACTCGTCTTCAACGCCGCTAACAATCCGCAGCATAAGGTGAACGACTTCATCAACAAGAAAATCTTGTTGAAGGACGTGTACGCCGAAACCCTGGAGCTTTGCAACGCCGAGACGGGCGAATACGAGAAAGCCCCGCGAATCGTCCTCATAGACGAGAACGGCGAAGCCTATGAATGCGTATCCGTCGGCATGTTCTCTTCCCTCAAGAAGCTCATCGCCACTTTCGGCGAGCCGACTTGGGAAGACCCCATTCCTGTCGTGGTGAAGCAGGAGAAGGTGAAGAACGGCTCCATGCTGACGCTCACCGTGCAGCTCTAGGATTATTGCGACAGGGTTGCCCGACACGGGCAACCCTCTTTCGAAAGGCGATATTATGCGTGAAGACATGATGACGCGTGCGGACAAGGATTTGCTCCTCGCTTTCCTGGACGTGGCGGCGTCGAGGGTGGTGAAGAAGGACGATTGGGAGTTCTCCGTCATCCCGCAGGGCGTGACGGTCGTTAACGTCCATCCCGAAGGAAGAATCGAATATCTCTTTACCAAGTCCGACAAGTACCCCGTCGTGCGCGACGATGCCGACGTGTGCGGAATGCACGTGGACGATTTCGCCGAGGGAGAGCCTGGACTGTACTTCTACCTGAACTCGTGTATGGTTCCCGTCGCGTCGAAGCATCGCCGCTATGCTTACTAAGTACGGGGTCTGCTACGACCTTGCCGAATCGCCGTTCGTGTGCTCCACCGCGCATTTCGAGTACCGCTTCTCGAGCGCGAAGCATATGCAGAAGTTCGCCGACAACGTGCAGGCTCGCAAAGACTGGTTGAACGATTCCCTGTCGAGAAGGTTCCATGTGTCGGTAGAGGCTGATATATTGGCAGAGCTTCAGCTGTATATGCAGGTCGAGACTAGAGGTTTCCATGTGACGGACGAACGGGGCAGGACGTGGCTAAGCGCAGAGAATATGCTATTAAGTGGACTGAAAGTCAGTGGAGGAGGCTTGCGGGAGCAGTCCGCTCCTACAACAACGCCGTGAGGAAAGCCGCCGCATCGCAGCCCAATGCAGACGTGTACCTGCCGAAAGAGGTGGACTACCATGCTCTCAAGGCTGGAATCACGACGGCGCGTGCTCTCAAGAACACCGTAAACCGCCTGAAGAGGGCTGCGGTTCCAGGAGCCTTGGAGCCTGTGCGGCAGAAAGACGGCGGCATCGCCACCCGGTGGGAACGGAAAGAGTTCGCCATCCTCAAATCGGTGAGGGAGCGCCGCAAGAGCATGGAGCGCAGGAAGCTGGAAGAGTCCGAGAAGCTCAAGTACACGCTCGCATCCTACAAGAACGCAAGGCTCACGAAGGATTCGCGCAAGGGCGAGGAATTGAGCGAAGCAGGCTTGAGGAGGTTCATCGAGACGCAGACGATTGAGATGAACAAATCGAGCAGAGAGCGTGCGCAGAGGTATTTCGAGAACTACATGGAAGCGCTCAAGAAGGTCTTCGGAGGTTTCAAGGAGCACGACGCGGACTTGGATGCGATAATCGACCGAATCCGAGACGGCATAGAAGCGGGACTTCCCGATATGGAAGAATGGCTGGACGAATCGCCTGCGTTGGAATTCGTCTACGACCCGTACCAACGTTCCATGAAGATGGAAACGCTCAAGGAATACTGGCTTTCCAAAGGAGAATGACATGCTTGAGGATATGCAGCTCGAAAGGCTCGTATGGGATTCAGAAGAGGACTACGATGAGGATATGCCCTGCTACACCGCCGATTTCGAAACCACGACGCTTGAGGACGATTGCCGCGTATGGGCGTGGGCTACATGCCGCATAGGCGGGGAATCGGATATGCAGTTCGGCAACGACATAGCGACATTCCTCGAATGGTGCCGCGTGCATTGCGGGTGCAAGGTGTATTTCCACAACCTCAAGTTCGACGGCAAATTCATCGTCCATAGGCTGCTTTCCGAGGGATGGAGATGGATTCCGTCGGATTCGGAGAGCGCCCCCGAGACGTTCACCACCTTGATTTCGGACATGAACCAGTGGTATTCGGTGCGCATGTTCTTCGGAGAGTCCAAGAGCGTGGAGCTGCTGGACTCACTCAAGGTCATCCCGCTGCCCATTGCCGCGATTCCAAAGGCATTCGGTCTGGACATAGAGAAGCTGGACATGGACTACGCAGCCTACCGAGAGGTCGGTCACGAGCTTACGGATGACGAACGCGCATACATCGCGCACGACGTGCGCATCGCAGCCCAGGCGATGAGGGTCATGATGGACGAGGGGATGAAGCGCATCACGGCAGGCTCCAACGCGTTCGCCGACTACAAGAGGATGATAGGCGGCTCGAAGAGGTTCAGAGACTGGTTCCCCGTCCCCGACTACGACAAAGACCTCCGGGACGGCGGGTGCTACAAGGGCGGGTTCACCGCCGTGCACCCCAGGTTCGCGGGCAAGGAGGTCGGCTCTGGAATCTCGTTCGACGTGAACAGCCTGTATCCGTCGGTGATGGCGGCTTCGCACGGCGAGGCGCTGCCGTTCGGGGAGCCTGTCTACTTCGAGGGCGAGTACGAGCAGGATGACGAATACCCTCTTTTCATCCAGTACGTCGAAGCCGACTTCACAGTGAAGAAAGACCATATCCCGTGTCTCCAGCTCAAGGGGAACATGATGTTCGCCGAGACGGAGTACATCTCCGATTCCAAGGGTTTGCAGACGCTCTGCCTGACGAGCGTAGACCTTGGGATGCTCTTCGAGCAGTACGACGTGTGGGACATACGCTATCTGCGGGGGTACAAGTTCAAAGGCTCCACCGAGCTTTTCCGCGACTACGTGGAGAAGTGGACGGAGGTGAAGATAAAGGCGGGCAAGGAGGGCAACCAGGGAATGCGAACCATCGCGAAGCTGCAGCTGAACAGCCTGTACGGGAAGCTCGCCACCAACCCCGTCAAGCAGTCCAGGATGCCGTACCTTGAAGACGGCATCGTGAAGTACGCGCTGACGGAACCCGAGGAGAAGGAGCCGCAGTACCTTCCCGCAGGGGCTTTCATCACGAGCTACGCACGCAGGTTCACCGTACGCGCCGCGCAGGCTAACTACGAAAGGTGGCTCTACTGCGACACCGATTCCGTGTACCTGCTCGGGGACGAGCCGCCGAAGGACATGCTCGTGGACGCGTTCGAGCTGGGAGCCTGGAAGCAGGAGCACGCATTCGACAGGTTCAAGGCAATCAGGGCGAAGACCTACTGTTTCGAAGAGAACGGGGAGCTGACCGTCCATTGCGCGGGTATGCCCGCCAAGTGCCATGAGAACGTGACGATGGAGAACTTCGAGCCTGGAAATTCGTTCGCAGGCAAGCTGAAGCCAAAGGACGTGAAAGGCGGTATAATACTCGTGGACGATGTTTTCACCATCAGGGAATAGGAGGCTGTCATGGGAAGATTCGCGGAGATGCTGAAGGAAATCGCCATGGAGGAGGATTCGGAGAAGAGGCTGGAGCTTTCCACGGCGTTCGATTCGGAGGTCGATAGGCTCGATTCGGACATGGAGTCCTACGAGCAGGCAGTAGCCGACCGAGACGCTTACCAGAAGGAGCGCGACGAATGGAAGCAGCGCTATGCAGACCGATTCTTCGACGGCAACGAAGGTTCCACCGATGAAGTTTCCATAAACGCGATGTATAATAAGGAAGTCAAGGAAGAGAGCAAGCCGCTGGGTTATGCGGCTCTCTGGGACTAAGGAGGAAAAGACATGCCCGTAAAGCCAAGCGTCAAACCCGCCAAGGCGAAGCTAGACCCCGTAGGCGTGATGAAAGCCGTCATGGAGGAGACTCCCGAGCTTGCATCCCCGCTGCTCGAACGCGGCATCATCCAGAAAGCCGACGACGGCTCCATCGACATCTCGGGAACCACCGAGACCATCCATGCAATCGGCGATTACGTCACCAACTTCACGCCCGCGGCGAACGCTTACGTGAACGCCCTGGTCAACCGAATCGCATTCGTCACCATCTCCTCGAAGATGTACACGAACCAGTGGGCGGTGTTCAAGAAGGGTCGTTTGGGATTCGGCGAGACGGTGGAGGAAATCTTCGTCAACCTGGCGAAGCCCTACCAGTTCTCCCCGAGCACCGCCGAGCAGGAGGTGTTCAAGCGGCACATCCCCGACGTCCGCGCGGCGTTCCACACGATGAACTTCCAGAAGTACTACCCCGTCACGGTCGCGGACGACCAGCTCCGTCAGGCGTTCCTGTCCTGGCAGGGCGTGACCGACCTCATCGCCCGAATCGTGGAGTCCGTGTTCGCGGCGGCGCAGACCGACGAATACCTGGTTCTGAAGTACATGCTCGCACGCGCCATCCTCAACGGAGACATCGCGCCCGTCACGGTTCCCGCCATGAGCAAGGAGAACGCTTCCGACATCGCGACAGTGTTCAACGAGACATCCATGAACTTGGAGTATCAGAGCAACGGATACAACATCGCGGGAGTCACCACCCACACTCCGCAGGACGAGCAGTACCTGATTACGACCACGAAGTTCCGCTCCGTCATGAACATGAACGTCCTCGCAGCAGCGTTCAACATGGACAAGGCGGAGCTGATGGGCCACGTCATCAACGTCGATTCCTTCGTCAACATGGACTGGGCGCGTCTCGACCTGCTCTTCACGGACGAGAACGGCGAGAAAGACCCGTCCTATAAGCCCTGGACGGAAGAGGAGAAGACCACGCTCGCTGGTATCCCCGCCGTCATGACCTCCATCGACTTCTGGCAGGTTTGGGACAACTTCGAGAAGATGACCGAGAACTACAACGGTCGCGGTCTGTATTGGAATTACAACTACCACGTCTGGAAGACGTTCTCCATCTCCCCGTTCGCGCAGGCTGCCGTGTACACGACCTCTGCAGGCAGCGTGACGGGCGTGACGCTGACCCCGACCGCCGCGGCCCTGCCGCCTGGCGCGGACATCGAACTCGCCGTGTCCGTCTCCCGCACGGGCGTGGTGAGCAAAGCCGTCGATTGGAGCATCAAGGGCAACCAGTCCTCTGGCACCTACGTCACCGACGATGGCAAGGTTCATATCGCCAAGGACGAGAAGGCGGCTTCCGTGGAAGTGACCGCGACGAGCATCGCCAACCCGAAGATGCTCGGCAAATGCACCGTCACCGTCAACAAGGGCTAGAGCCTGTTCGGCGGGCATCGTCGGATGCCCGCCGTTCTTTCGAAAGGACGCGATATGGCATTCCAGCCTAGCACGAGCATCTACATAGGCACCGTGCCGTTCGATTCCAGCTACAGGCACGTGTACTACATACCAGACAGGCAGAAGCAGGAATCGTATTTCCTCTCATGCTGCCCGAACGAGCTGCGACGAAACGATTACACATATCAGCGGTTGCAGAACGCCGTCGTGGTGCCGTTCAACGCCGAAGAGCTGTACGGCTACAACTACTGCATGTTCAAGAATGCGAACTACGGCAACAGGTGGTTCTACTCGTTCATCGCAGACATCGAGTACGTGAGCGAGAACAGCTCGCGTCTCTACCTCAAGCTCGACATCTTCCAGACGTGGTTCCCCGACTGCGAGGTTCCCGCCTGCAACGTGGAGCGCGAGCACGTGAACGACGATACCGTGGGCGCTCACATCAGGGACGAGGGCTTCTCCGTCGGCGAGATGAAAGTGCAGTATTCCGTATACGACTCCCTCACCTTGTGGCTCGCCGTCGCGTCGGCTTCCGAGCCGCTGAACGACGGCACCTACGTCAACGTGGCGGGAGACAACTACCAGCATCTGCCGTCTGGCACGAGCGTCACCGTCTTCGACCCCGTCACCCAGATGGGCGAGTTCAAACGCTTCATGAACGAGCTGTCGAACAACGGGCAGCAGGACGCCGTCTCAGCCGTGTACATGGTTCCCGCCGTCATCGTGCCTGGCGTGTCGAGCAAGGAGAACGGCGTGGGCGGCGCATGGGTGGACGCTTCGAAAGGCACGCGCTACGACCTGCTCGAATACGACATGGGCATGACGAACCTCGACGGATACGTTCCGAAGAACAACAAGATGCTGTGCTACCCGTTCGAATACGTGGAGGTGTCCAACATGGGCGGGCAGGTGCAGCAGCTCCGCATGGAGTTCATGCAGCAGAAGGGCGTGCTCAAGCTCACCCGCTCGGGCGGAACCGACGTGAACAGCCGCTGCGTGTACTATCCGCGCGATTACAACGGCGCGGAGTGGTTCTACGAGGGCGTGGTGACGCTGCCGCCGTACCCCACGTGCAACTGGGTCTACCAATCGTGGGCGAACATAGAAGGCAGCTATAGGATGACGGGCTCGGTGGACGTTCCGAACATTCAAAGCTCGGGAACCGTGCCGTTCTCTCCCGCCCTTATTCCAGAGGGCAACCAGGGTTTCGGGTTCGAATCCAAGCCGTACGATATCAACACTCTCACGCAGGGCAAGCCCGTGGAATCGCTGATTCAATCGATAGGTCAGGTGTTCAGCGCGGACATAGGCACGGGCATCGTGAATACCGCTATGAGCCAATACAAGGTTCAGGCGGAGCTTTCCAAACTCCAGCGCACGCCGAACACGACGAGGGGCGGAACCAACTCTTCCGCCGTCATGGTGAACACCGAGACCTACGGCATGGTGGCTCGCAAGTACGTCTGCCGAGCCGAGATTGCCAAGCAGATTGACGATTACTTCTCCACGTACGGATACCTGGTGAGCGAGACGAAGAAGCCCAACATCACGGGGCGCAGGTCGTGGAACTACGTGAAGACCAACGCGTGCAACGTGCGCGGCAAGGTTCCGCCGAGCGTGCTGCAGGCTTTCAATTCGATGCTGGACGGCGGCATCACGTTCTGGCATACAAGCGACGTGGGGAACTACGCGCTCGACAATTCAATCGTGTAAAGGGGAGGATATGGGAAAAGCCGAGATATTCGCAGGGTTCAGGATGCCCGACGGGAGAATCCCGCCTGGAATAAAGGGGAACGCGGTGCAGCGGGAGGACGATTACCTTAACGACTCCACCTATCTTTCGTACATGTGGCGGCTCTACGACCTCGCCGTTTCGGTCTTCGAATGGAAGAACCTGCCCGAGGGAATCAACGAGCGGATGATTGAGCGGTTCCTGCTGGCGAACGGCATGGCGCTCTTCGTCTACGACGAGGGCATCAAGGCAGACCCGATGCAGCGCAGCCCCGAAGGCTACGCCATGATGCAGATGACGTTCTCGGGGCAGTTCGACATATACAACATCCCCGAGAAGCGCATGGCGTATTCGGGAAATTCGGAGCATTCGTACATGGAGTTCGATTCCACGAACAGCGTGATATGCTTCAACGACAACCTCGGCACCCCGACGTTCTGGACGCTCGACCTGTACGCGAAGCGCCTGTGGCGGCTGGAACGCTGCATCGACGTGAACATCGAGCAGCAGAAGACCCCTCGCATCGTCAAGTGCAGCGAGAAGCAGCGCATGACTATGAAGAACCTGTTCGCGCAGGTCGACGGCTTCATGCCGACCGTCTGGGCGGACAAAGACCTGGATTTGACGGGCGTTGAGGTGCTGGACACGTCCTCCCCGTTCGTCGCGCACGATTTGCAGGTCGTGAAGCACCAGATATGGAACGAAGCCCTCACTTTCCTCGGAATCGAGAACACCAACACCGACAAGAAGGAACGCATGGTCTCCGACGAGGTGTTGGGGAACATGGGGGACGTGGAAGCCCAGCGCTTCACCCGCCTGAACTGCCGAAAGCAGTTCTGCGAGGAGGTCAACGGAATGTTCGGGCTGGACATCGACGTGGACTTCCGAAGCGGCATGTACATACGCACGGACAAAGAAGGCGCCGTCCCCGTGGACGGCATGGAGAGCGCGGCGATCGAAGCCTCTGGAAACAGCGGCTACGAAGGCGGGCTTTGGAAAGCCGTGAAGCGGGCTTTGAAAGGGGGTCGATGATGGGATATTGCGAAAGAGACGGGCACGAATGCCGCGATGCCGTAGACAGCTTCTGGGAACAGCGGCTACGAGGACGGTCTGTGGAAAGCCGTGAAGGTTCTGAAAAGAGGTCGATGATGGGATATTACGAAAGAGACGGGCACGAATGCCGCGATGCCATAGCCATAGCGACCGAAGGCCTCGAAGGCTTCGACGCGTTCGCCGTCGGCAACATCGTCAAATACGCGTGGCGTGCAGGGCTTAAACCGGACGCGACGTTCGAGGCGGACATGGAGAAATGCGGACATTACGCCCGCATGCTGTGCGAAAGGAGGGACGTATGAGCGGATACACCACGCAGCTTCGTTGGGTGGTCGAGCAGAAGCTGGACGATTTGGGCATGGAATGCGTCGAAGGCAACTGGCAGTACGTCTGGCAGACGCTCGGACTCGCCGACTACCCGATATTCGAAGAGACGCACCGTTCCACGCTTAATACCATGATTATACGCAGGTACTGGACTCGCGAGATAGGGGCGGAGACCGTCGGCAGGTTCGCATGGTTCGTGCGCGAGACGATGCACTCTATCATGCCCTATTACAACCAACTGTACAAGGCGGCGGAGAAGTTCGAGGAGCTAGACCCGCTGACCGACTGGAAGATGGCGGAGAAGGGCGATGCGAGCGGCGATTCGCGCAATTCGAGCGAGACCAAAGGCTCCGCTCAATCGTCCGATTCCTCGAACGACCACTCAGTGAGCGTCTTCTCCGACACGCCCCAGAGCGAGATGGTTCCCGCGCAGATAGAGCGCATGGAATACGCGACCACCGTCACGATAAACGATTCCGATTCGTCCTCTTCGGCATCCTCTTCGAGCACGGCGGATGCGAGCGGCGAGAGCGACTACAGGAACCGCTACGGCAAGACCGAGGAGGGATACAAGCGCCCGCCGTCGGAGCTGCTTAGGCTGTACAGGGAGAACATCCTCAACGTAGACCGCATGGTGGTGGAGGACAAAGAGCTTCGAGAATGCTTCATGGGGGTGTGGTAGCGATGCCGAACGCAGACCTCGGAAACCCGAACTTCTTCAAGACCTTCCTCGGAAGGTTCGAAGCAGACCTCCCCGACGGCGGCAAGTCCCCCGTCATGCTCACGGCGATGAACGAGGTGTGCCTGATGCAGGACTTGGCGGCAGATGCGGAAGGGGTGCTCATGACGCTGCCCGAGAAATGCCGTCCGAAGAACCCCGTGCGCTTCGCGTGCGTCGTGGAAAAGCCCGAATCGAGGAAGAGTGCGGTGACGGTTTCCAGACAGGTGGGTACGACGAAAGGCAGCGTTCAGGACGGCAACAGCTGGGCTGCGCGGAGAAAAGGATGGGCTAAAGCGTCGGTGCAGGTGAATACCGTCCATGCATCCGTGCAGACGGATACAGCCAAAGCTTCCGTGAAGACAGGCGCGAAGAGCGTCAACAATCCGCCTTCGGCATCGTCTGGCATGACTGCAGGAGGATACGACGGGTATTCCACATCAGTTGTGGAAGTTCCCGTGCTGTCGGATGTGGAAGTTCCCGTGCTCGAAAGCATCGAAGTCCCAGTGATGGCGGATGTGAGCGTTCCAACGCTCGATGTCATCGCAGTCCCGCTGCTGAGGGACGTTGACATTCCCGTGCTCGAGGATGTAACATTAGACCTTGAAGCAGGCAACACGCCTGAAACCGTCGTAACGGTGAACCCCGACGGCAGGGTTCTGGGAATACCGTCCGCCATGCACAGGCTGAACGGACGTTCATTCTACGTGATAGACAGATACTATCTGTAGGAAGGAGGTGATTCTATGGCTTACGAAGCGAAGATAGACTACCTCCGCCCCGTGTGCAACAGGGTTCTGCCCGCCGTGTACACTGACGAGCTCAGCTATTACGAAGTTCTCTGCAAGGTGACTTCCAAGCTGAACGAGGTAATCGCCCTGGTCGGGGATTATGCGACCGTGGAGCAGATTAAGCAGTCCATCAAAGACCTTGCGGAATACGTGGACGCGCAGGACGATGCCTTGCGGGAGTATTCCGACGCGAAGGACGAAGTCCTCAAGAACTATCTGCTGGACGTTATCGCCAACTCCGCCCTGGGAAAGGTGAACGTTCTCTCTAACACCGTCGGCGGCTGGGTCAAGCTGCAGTCCGAGCTTGACCGCATGTACGACTACACGCGCTACTGGGCGCTTGCGGCGTACCTGCTGGACGAGAAGGACTACACCGCGCGGGCATACGACGAGATGGAAGTCAGAGCCTACGAGTTCGACGTATACTCCGCCGTGTCCTACGGATACACCGCGCTGCCATACCCTAATTACAAGTACGAAGAATAGGAGATGCATATGCCATCCACCGACAAGACCCCCTACGCCGAGCTTCCGCAGTTCGTCGCTTCCGACAAGCCGACGTGGCTCGGAGACATGAACAACGCATTCCTGAAAATCGACGGTAAACTCTCCGAAGCGAACACCAAGAACACGCAGCAGGATTTGCAAATCGCCACCGCTTTGGAGAATTCCGCGAACGCCGACAAGACCGCGCAGGCTGCCCAGAACGCGGCGGAAGGCGCGGTCGCGAAAGCCGATGCCGTGTCGGCGCGTCTTCCCGTCGGAAGCGCGGACATCAAAGACGGCGCGGTGACTGCGACCAAGCTGGATTCGACCGCTATGAACGCGATTCTCAAGGGCATGACCATCAAGAAGTTCAACTCCGCAAACCCCGCTGCCGACAACGACGGTCTTATCGCCCCGCCTGGGGGCGGCAAAATCGAGGGTTTCTACTTCGTGGAAATCGGTCTTCTGGTAATCACGGAGTTCAGCGGCAAAGGCGAATGCCCCTACACTGGAGGACAGACCACGGCGCGCCTTCCTAACTACGTGCAGCGTCCGCAGTCCAACAAGCAAATCGGCATCGCCCTCAGGTACGTCGACGGCACGGACTTCAAGACATGGAGCGGTTTCGGCATCAACAGCGCGGGCGGCATCGGTCTGAACACGTCCTCGACAGGCGATTCGTTCGCGCTCATGGGTGCTCAGGCATTCCTAGTCGGCGCATCGCAGGGTCGCGTAATCACGGGAGACTATGCGGCTACGTACAACGGAGAGAACGGACTTATCGATGGTTAGGATTCTACATGTGAGCGACAGCCACGGATTCGCCCTGGGCATGCAGGATATCGTGGCTTACGAGAAAGCATTCCCCGTCGACATGTTCGTTCATACGGGAGATATCTGCCAAGACGCGTTCGAGGACGACATCACATACGCGGCTCCGCAGAACTACGCCATCACGCTCGGCAACCACGACATGATTCTCCGACAGGGAGTAGACCCGAGCGGCAATCACTGGGAGCAGCAGCCTACGCAGCAGCAGGCGTACGACAAGTTCTTCAAGAACTACTATGCCGCGAACAACCTGACAATTCAGCAAGGCAAGACGTGGTGGTATCGCGATATCGGAAATATCCGCGTGCTCGGTCTGAACTCGTGTACGATGGGCGCCGCGCTGACCGAACAGGCTGCATGGCTTAACAGCATGCTCGACGAGTGCATGCGGGCAGGAAAGTCTGTGATTGTGTTCTCGCACTACCCTGACATTAGAGACACAGTCTACCCGTGTTCGTTCACCTGCGAGAAGTACTATTCCAAGAACGGCATCACGGGTGCGAGCGACGCGCTGTACGGCGGCGTGGCAATGTTCTTCGACACCGTTCAGGCGTACTACACAAGAGGTCTGAAAGTGCTCGGATGGTTCTGCGGGCATGAACATGCCGATGCAATCGTCACATCGAAGGGCTTCCCCGTCGTAATCATCGGCTCTATGAAAATCGACGATTACAACGACCTGTACAGGGCTACGACGGGGCATACGGTTCGCACGCTTGCCAACCTGTACGAGTTCGATGAAGAGCTGAACGTCTTGCAGATTTTCCGAATCGGCGCGGACTGCAAATACTCTGGAGCTGGCAGACGGCTCATGCTGTCTTACGATTTGGGCGAAAAACGCGTCGTATCGCAATGCTCCGCATATTAGAAGGAGGATGAACCATGGATGCAAACACTATCGTGTCTATCATCGGCAGCGTGGGCTTTCCTATTGTCGCTTGCTGCGGTCTTTTCTATTTATACGATAAGACTATCAAAGACCTTACAATTACTCTCACTAAGATTGATGCTACTCTCGATGGAATTAAGGGTATGCTCGAAAAGGAAGAGGCAGAGTAATGCTGCGGGGAATCGACGTGTCGAGCCATCAGAAGGGCATAGCCGTCGGTTCCCTTCCCGTCGATTTCGTCATATCGAAAGCTACGGAGGGGACGGGCTATGTGAACCCCGACTGCGACAGGGTCATACAGGATTGCATCTCGAACGGCATCCTGTTCGGCTACTACCACTACGCCCGCGACAACGGCGCTCACGCGGAAGCTGACTACTTCTACGAGAACACCCTGGGATACCACGGCAAGGGCGTCCCCGTCCTGGACTGGGAGGAAGAGCAGAGCGTGGAATGGGTGAATGCGTTCGTAAGGCGCTTCCATGAGAAGACTGGCGTATGGTGCTGGATTTACGCGAACCCGTGGAGGTTCAACCAGGGCGGCGTGGAGCAGAATTGCGGCAGGTGGATTGCGCAGTACCCGAACGTGGTGCGACCAGGATTGGATTACGACCTTCCCGAAGCGCCTGAAACGGACGGTCTCGTATGCTGCTGGCAGTATGCGAGCGACGGGGACGTTCCTGGATACGACGGCTATCTCGACGTGAATCGTTTCTTCGGTGACAAGGCGGCATGGAACGCCTATTGTGGAAAACATGTTGAAAATGTTGAAAACCCTGGAAAGAGCGTGCTGGAAAACGACGATTTCATCGTTGAAATAACGCAGAAGAATTAGTATAATATATATGCGCCGTTCGGTAAGTCGTTATCTGGAAGTCATGGTGCAAACCCTGATACGGTTCATGCTTCCTAGGGAGAAAATGCACGCTCTGTAACGCCCCGCTCGGTTAGCACCCATTTACCAGGCGCACCGCTTCATTGCATGATGGTGCGCCGTTTTTATTGCAGGAGTGAAAATTGTATTTCGAGCCTGAAAAGACCAGAAGTCATAACGCGCTGTTCAACTACGTGCTCGGCATCCGTGGATGCGGAAAGACGTATTCCATGCTCAAATGGTGTGTCGAGCGGTACCTCAAGACTGGAGAACGATTCGTGTACCTGCGTCGTTCCGAGGAAGAGCTGAAAAAGCTCACCACCCAGAAGAACGGTCGTTTGTTCAACCATGTGCAGAAGGAATTCGAAGGTCATGCGCTGTGGGCTGAAGCCAACGTTCTGCATGTCGACAAGCAGATTTGCGGATATGCGAGCGCGTTGAGCACGGCTGGAAAGCTCAAGTCCGACGCTCTCGACAACGTAACGACAATCGTGTTCGACGAGTTCATCATCAACAAGCTTATCACCCAGCAGAGGTATCTTCCAGACGAGGTCACCGCATTCAACGAGTTCTACGAGACCGTAGCCCGCCCTGGCAGCCGCGATTACGATGTTTACTGCTGGTTCCTCGGCAACGCCGTATCTTCATCGAACCCGTATTTCGACTTTTTCGACCTTCACGTTCCATACCAAGGGAGTGTTTACAAGCGCGGCGATTCGCTCGTGCAGCTTGTCGCGCCGCAAGACTTGGTAGAAGCCAAGAAGAACACGCGTTTTTACAAAATGCTGGAAGGAACCAGCTACGAGAAATATGCCGTCGAGAACAAGTTCCTGACCGACAGTCAGCACTTCATCAAGAAGAAGAGCAAAAGTTCCGAATACCAGTTCACGCTTCTGTATTACGACGATTGCATCGGCGTGTGGAAGGACTATCGAAACGGGTGGTATCATATCAGCGACGATGTTGACAAACAATGCAGATTCGTCTATGCGACAACCACGGAGACCCAGCAGCCGAACACGCTGCTGCTCAAGGGTGCTAAGAACAGCTACAACCTAAAGGGTTTGAAACAGGCTTATGAGCTAGGGTGTGTTTACTATGAGAACCAGAGGTTGTATAATTGGTTCAGGGACATTGTAAGGATGGGTTTCTGATGGCTACGATAACCCCAGACCTAGGAAACCTAACTTGCGTATACACGTACATGGGGTGGAGCCTGGTGACGGCTCCCGATTCTAAGCAGTACAAGCTGCGAGAGGAAGCTGGCGAGAACTACGACAGCGAAGGCTTCGCAATCATCGACCAACGGTATGTGATTGCATGCACGGAAACTTGGGGCAACGTAGGGGATATCATCGACTTCCATCTCGACAACGGTATGACGTTCCACACCATCGTAGGCGATATAAAATCGTCGGGCGATTCCAACTACAGCAAATGGGGGCATCTCTACGGCAATTCCATCTCAGTAATTGAATTCGTCGTGAAAACCTCGCAATGGTACCCGAATCATCCTAATCCTGGCACGCCTTCTTTCAAACCAGAATGGAAGGGGCAGGTAGTTTCAGCGGACAATATCGGCAATTGGTGGACAGGATACAGTGAGAGCTATATGACTACAGTCAGAATCGTAAACGCGAAGAAAAGAAACGGTGATGAAGTTGCTTATGTTGGCACCATCGGTAATGATGGTTATGTGTATTTTAACGATATTAACTTTTATCGTGTAAAGCTTGAGGGAACATGGGAGAATAACGTCTATATCCTCAACCGAAGCCGTTATTCATGGAGCAAAACAACCGTGTTCGAAAAGCTCTCGCTAACTAACATGAACAGCGGCGCAGGTTCTACCGCCCCTGGAGGGCAAGGTGTGGAAGATGCTATAAAGTGGATTCTCGATATATCCGACGATAGCTCTCATGGATACGACCAAGGAAACCGTTGGGGGCCTGATTACGACTGCTCCTCGCTTATCTATGAGGGCTTCCGTGTAGGCGGCGGATTTAATCTGCCTACACACAGTGGATACACGGGATCGATGGTTAGCGACTTTACAGCAGCAGGGTTCAAATGGATTCCAGGCAGCGGAAACTCTCAAAGCGAGTGTCAACGCGGCGATATTCTGCTCAACCAGGGTGCTCACGTTGAATTGTATCTCGGCGAGGGTATGAACGTCGGTGCGCATTGTAACGAATTCGGCGGCATCACTGGCGGACAAAGCGGTGACCAATCTGGTAACGAAATTAGCAAGGGTGCTTATTATAGCTTCCCCTGGGACGGGATTTTAAGGTATGAAGGATAATG